TAGCCAATCGCATGAATGCCATACTTGATCTAGACGCACAGTCAGGCGCCAGCAATGCCAGAATCCTAAGAACCACACGCGATTACATTGCCAGAACCAACCCAGATAAAGACACTCTTGTGATCGTTCAATGGAGCACATGGGAGCGAGAAGAATGGCTTATAGATCAAGAATACTATCAAGTGGGAGCATCAGGCACGGATTCTGTTCCCGAATCACATGCGGCTCAATACAAACAGTTTGTTACTGAAATTGATTGGACAGCAAAACGAGCACACTGGCATGATGAAATTTGGCAATTTCATAACGAGCTCATGGACCAAAAGATACGCCATGTGTTTTTCAATGGCAACAATCACTTTTTTGGGTTGCCAGATCAACGAACATGGAACCATGCTTACATGAATCCATATGATTCACATGGCACCTATGATTCAGTACTGCGTGAAAATGGTTACAAAACTGTTAACAATCACAGTTGGCATTTTGGTGCCGAAGCCCATTGCTTTTGGGCGAATTTTGTGCTACAATATATTCACTCTCATAACATCTAGGTGAATCATGCACTATCTTTTGATCGATACCGCGAATATGTTTTTCCGGGCTAGACACGTAGCCCACCGTGCAAGTTCAGCTGATGAAAAAGTGGGCTATGCCCTACACATCACTCTAAGCGCAATCAACAAGGTTGCTCGTAAATTCTCAGCTGACCATGTGATTTTCGCACTGGAAGGACGTTCATGGCGCAAGGACTTTTACAAACCCTACAAAGCCAATCGTGCTGCGTCCAGAGCTGCTTTGACTGAAGCAGAACAAGAAGAAGATCGCTTGTTCTGGGACACATATGATCAGTTTACTAAATACTTGGAGCAGGGCACAAACTGCTCGGTAATACGTCATCCAGAAGCCGAGGCTGATGATATCATTGCTAGATGGATACATTTACATCCTGGCGATCATCATACTATTGTGAGCAGTGACACTGATTTTGTACAGTTGATTGCAGCCAATGTAAATCAATTCAACGGTATCCAAGATGAACTTATCACGCTAGAAGGTATTTTTGATGCTCGCGGGCGCGAAGTAGTTGATAAAAAAACCAAAGAACCCAAACTAATCCCCGACCCAGAATGGTTGTTGTTTGAAAAATGCATGCGAGGTGATGCATCTGACAATGTGTTTTCTGCATATCCGGGTGTGCGTACCAAGGGTACTAAAAACAAAGTGGGACTTACTGAAGCGTTTGAAGACAGACACAATCGTGGTTATGCGTGGAACAATTTGATGTTGCAGCGTTGGACTGATCATAATGGTGCTGAACACCGGGTGCTTGATGATTATAATCGAAATCGTCACTTGATTGATCTAAATGCACAACCAGACGATATCAAACACAAAGTGGACACTGCTATTAAAGAACAAGTAGCACACAAGGATATTGGTCAAGTTGGTGTCCGCTTCATGCGTTTTTGTGGCAAATTTGACTTGCAAAAAATCAGTGATCAGGCAGATCAATATGCCAACTGGTTGAACACCGTTTATCAAGGAGTATTGAATGATAGTAGCCAAACCTGTAATACCTGATCGTTTTTGGATTCTCAAACAAGATGATCAAAAAGTAGGAAACATTCAGGCCACTGACGCAGGATTTGCTGTGACCATTGGTGGCCAAGTGGAAAGTTTTAAAAATGTACGCATGATCAAACAACGTGTGGGCATTGACTTTGAACCAGCTCTCAAGAGCAATAAAAAACCCACTAATCAAGTGCATGGATTTGACACTGGTTGCGCAGCATACAACGGTATCTATGAAGTAAGACGTCAGTTGCCGCTGTTTACCAAGACTCGTAAAAGCAAGAGTTGGTATGCAGCTGGCTGGTATCGTGTGCAACAGAACAAACAGTGGCGAGCCATGAGAAACCCCAAGCTGATCACTTTACAAAGATATCCTTATCAAGGACCATTTCATACCCAACAGGAAGCGGAATAAGCATGCATATCAATAGATTTGTGGATAGGCTAAAAGCTCATGAACTGCGAGCAGCCAAAGACTTTGTGATGCCTTTGCAGGATGCACGAGATCTACACGCTGAAATCACCAAGCTGCTCATGCAGTTACAGGACTTGCAGCAAGCTCAAGCACAGGACGCACAGGTAATAGAGCTGGAATTCACAGGCGGCAACTTTAAATAACTACATGGTTTTTGGCATAAATATTTGATAGAAGCAAGGAGAAGCTGTGTCAAGACCAAAGCCAAAAATTCTAGTAGAACTCACTGATAAAGTAACCTATCGCACAGAGCAGGTCTTGGCCAGTGAAGGGATCTGGGCAGTGTTCTTTGATGGCGCTCCTATCAATCTAAAAACTTCCAACATGTTGCAGCAGTTCCCAGGTCCCAAGTACAAAAAAGTCAGCTTCAGCAATCCTGGACATGCGATAAATCTAGCCAAAAAGCTCAACACACAATTCAAAACAAACAAATTCACGGTAGTCCTACTGCAAGCTGGTGATCAGGTCTATCCCAGTGAATCGCAAATCTGAAATCACAAAAAAGATTCTAGAACTATTGCCAGATAGTCAGCGGTGTAGTTTTGACACAGCCATGCAAACCTGGTGGCGTAATCTAAGAACGCAAGGCGGCTTGGCTTTAACTGACCAAGGGCTGCATGTGTTCCGAGATTTGGCTGAACTAGAATGTCATGAATTTGAAATTCCAAGAAAACAGCAGATTTCTCGTGGTGCACTGTTACGCTTGGATCGAGGACACACATGGCCCTATCACATTGATCGAAAGAATCGTATTACTTTTTTTGGCAGCAAAGAAGCCATGATGATGGCCTTGTTTGGTAATTTTAATAACTATGTAGACCATTTGCCAAAAAGTTATTGAAATCACAACTGAGTTGCAAACTTATTAAGATATTTTGGCAAAATTGCTGTTGAATAATTCAAAATTTACATTGACCTGGTATAAATAAAAGCATACAATAGACGCTATGAAGACTTACACGACATCGCCCTTATCCAAACAACACCCATGTATTGTCATGGGCGGGCTAACATCATGGCTCCAGTTTGGATATACCCGTGCGAATGAGAATAGTGATCGTGGAGGGTCCGAGTAGATCGACAAATGTCTAGCAACATTCTACTAGGACCCTGGAACTAAACACTCCAGGGTTTTTGTTTTTATAAGGTGATATGAAAGAAAAGAAAGATGAAACAAGATTGCATCAGTTTAACGAACATGTACTAACAGCCGAACAGGTGGCCAAGCTGATTGAAGCCAAGCTAGAACGTGCAAGGCTGATGCATCAAGGCTATAGACAATCACAAGAGTTTAAGTTATACTCTAGCTAATTGTCGTAGTGTTTAAGGTAACGAGGACCAGCAGTTCACAAAAAACTGCAAACGGGCGGACAGGACACATGAAGACGCGGCGGTAACGCGATCAGTAAGACTCCTGGTTGGGGTGTCGACCCCAACAATATGGTTGACCAATAATTGGCGGCAGTATATACTGCTAATTGTTGGGCCATATTAAAACACATTTGACCCGTTCGAAAGGGTGTTCTGGTGGACAGGCGATAATCGCTGAAAAAGGTTCAATTCCTAAGTGTGTTTCAATATGGTAAACAATGATCGGTAACCTGTTGCGCGACAGAACTACCGGTGACCCTAAAGCGACTAGCAGAACTTGACCGTGGGCTAGAAGGGTAGTCAACATTGTTGCCATATTAAAACACATTGCTTCGCTAATGAACGAACTCTGAGCGTGACAGCGTTTTGTAGTGTGTTTCAATATGGTATCCCGGAGTCCCATCTTCGTTAGTCATGGGGGTAAATTGGCTTCACCACAATGCCAGGGCTCTTACGTTGATAGCCTCAAAGCCCAATATATGGGTGATAGAAAAAACGTAGGTGGAGTCCACGCTCTAGCCACAAGTACAAATGTGCGGACAGGGTAACAACTCAGTGAGGGGTCTTGGGGACAAGGTAGCCTTACAACCTATATTAGATGGGACTAGGTAAAACATTATAAGGAGAGTCCTAATGGACAGTGACAAGAGTGGCAAACAGACGGGTGCGTAACTCAACTGGTTAGAGTAATCGGCTTTTAACCGATAAGTTGTGAGTTCGAGTCTCACCGCACCTACCATATAAAAACACATTTTGAACGGTTAAGGTCCGTCCCAAAGAGGTTATCTAGGATAGTGTGTTTTTATATGGTTGACCAATAAAATTCTTTTTGTTACACTAGAAATATTGCAAAACAATGGCGGGAGGGAGAAACGGTTTACTCGTTGGTCTCATAAGCCAAAGACATCAGGTTCGATTCCTGTTTCCCGCAACCAGTTCCGGTTACTACTTTCCTGAAAGTAGCGTTTGACTAGCGATAGAGGTCCGGTGGCAGAAAACCGTTAGCGGGGTAACCCAGAATCTGATAGGCAGTATCCCTCTGCACACAGACAGAGAATAAAAGGGATGGACAGGGTAACAACTCGGTTTCAGGGCTTGCATGGAAAACAAGTGGCTGATTCAAAATTTGGAGTAAAACGATCAAGTGCGAATCGTCCCGCAAGGGTTTAGCAAGGGTTTGGTGCAGTGATATGACTTCGGCATCATGTAATAGTCAGTTCCTTGTTAGCATTAATTTTATGCACCGTTCATCTAGTGGTTAGGATACCGCCCTTTCACGGCGGGTACACGAGTTCGAATCTCGTACGGTGTACCAAACGTTCCAGCGTCACTGGATACTCTGACCCAGAGGATGAGAAGTACAATGACATGTACGGGTGGTTCTGAAACGAAAAGTTTCACTGAGCAATCAGCGGTCCAACCTAACCG